GCGGGTCCGCTCGTCGCAATGGCACTGAACGCTCTGGGTCCTGCCACCAAGATGATTGCCGACGCGGCTCGGGGTAAGCCGATTGATGGTCTGGACATTGCGTCTCTTGCTCTGTCTCTCATCCCCATTCCTGGTGCGTCGGGGGCTGCGGGTGCGGCAGCAACTGCCATCACGAAGGCGGCGGTTCTCGGCACGACGGCTGCCAAGGCACTGCCGTATGTCGCCCGTGCGGCTCAGGTCGGCAAGATTGTGGTTGCGGGGTATAGGGCAGCATCTGACCTAGGACTGGCTCCCTCGCCGTGTATTGCGAACTGCCCCCCGCCCCCACCGAAGAAGCAGAAGCGGAATGTTGCCCCGTGCGACCGCATGAAGTCAAACTGGGCTCTGGACCCCACGAAGAACGTGACCTGGACTGCGGAATGCCCCAAGCCCGACTGCGACCCCGAGGACTGGGATGCGGAAACTGGTTGCTCTACACTGGTCGTCAACCCCGACGACCCTGTGAGCGTGTGTGCGGGACACATCCGTGAGTGGATGAAGCAGGGTGATGCGTGGGGTGAGGAGGGGATGGGCGAGACCGCACCCGAGGGAACGTGGACTGCGTCGTGCCCCCAGCCGAAGTGTGCCTATTGGGACACTGACAAGGACGGCAAGTGCGAGGAGGAGGCGGACGAGGACACCGAGGATGGACCCCTGGCGAGTGCGGCGAAGAAGTCGTGTGGCGGTCAGGTTGACCCCGACGAAGAAGCATGTGATTTGGGTCAGTTCACAGCGAGTAAGGAGTGGGCGTATTCCCAGTGCGACTGCGACCGACTGGGAGGCGACTGGGAGGCGGTGCCTGGCTGGGACGGGGGCGTGGGAACAGCAGGGACACTCGGCTTATGCTGGAAGGACGAATCTCACGAGGAACGCTACAATGATGCGTGTGAGGTAAAGAAGAAGGCGGAGGAGGAGGAGGTGGAGAAGACACTGGAGTCAATAAGGAAGAAGCAGGGAGAGGAAGCCGCCGCTGCCGCCAAGGCGAAGAAGGATGCCGATGACCTGGCTGACTTCAAGACATCGCACAATGGACGCACACCCGCAGAGGAGGGACAGCATCAGCAGGACCTCAACTGGATTGCTTACCAGGACACGCAGAACAAACTCGCCCAAGGTCAGGATGCGTTCATCAAGGACCCGAATGCCCCGAAGACCGATGGTGACTGGACGTCGTTTGAGAGGTGGTATGCGACGAATGTGTCAAGCGAGGACTTGGAGGAGAATGGATGGCAGATGCCTGTCCCCCCTGCCGACTTCTACGAACGCTACTGGCTTCACGACTACGACGTCTCTCTCAAAGAGGCACTGGCGAGGTGGAAGAACAGTAGGAAGGAAACGCCCAAGCCGCCGCCCTCGCTCTTCCAGCCGTTGCCTATGCCCACACCCGAGCCCGAACCTGAGGTCGTAGAGCCCGAGCAGTTCACCGCAAGTCAGTCGGTGGCGGCTCCCGAGGAAATGACTGGCGAGGAGGAGTTCCAGGCAAAGTATGGCATTGGGTTTGAAGCCGCTCACGCACAGGAGAGTGAGTATGACCCTGACTCGGACTTCATCAGGGACCTACGGAGAAGTGGGGGAAAGAAAAACGGCGGTAGGAAGCAAATGAGTAGACAAATGGGACTCTGCGAGTCACAGCGTCCTGGACGGCACCACATCCAGGCACTCCAACGTCGGCACATCGCTCACCAGACCGTCAAGATTCTCCCCGCCCAGCAGCGTCCAGTCCTCCTGCGTGAGCAGAGCCAGGCGGCTACGATTGGCACTTCGGGGATGGGGGTGCGAAAGGGCGGAGACATCCCCCGCCCTACGAACTCGGCGTCGGACTGGTATTACCCGACGGACACGAACTTTGAGGCGGGAGCACAATCCTCAGGGAATGCTGGGTCGGGGTGTCCGTATGCGGCACACTTTTAGGAACCCTGAACTGCTCTAACACGGGCACGATGTAGCCACTCGCCCTCCATCCGTCGCCACCCTTCTTCACCACGCATCCATTACACGCCGCCTTCAAGTCGGCGATGGGGATGCGGAAACATTCAAACTCACCATTCGGCTTGACCATAATATAGAAGTAGAAGTCGGCTTCGGTGGTGTTGATGCCACTCTGCTGACCCGAACACGCAAACTCAATGAACATCGTCTTGCCGCCATACTTGTAGGCAAGACGGTCGGCTTTCACCTCATACTTGCCGACGTTCGTTCGGAAGTCCCACCCCTTAAACATTCCCTGAGGGGCAACCTCCTGGACATCCTCGGTCCTGCTCATGATGAGTCGGGCTGTTGCCTCCCACTTCTGTCCGAACGAAAGGTCGCCAACAAAGTTGCTCATTTCTATTTACCACAAGAGAAAAGAGTGGCGGGAATGACGCACGGACGGGCGTAATAACCACATTAGAGAAGTTATTAAGGAACCATGTGTCCATCGTGTAGTTCATTTGTTCTAATCCCTATACAAGAAGTAAATGAAAGGAGGACACCGCCCATTCCCCGACCAGTTCTCTACGCCTCTGCGGAAGGTGTTGAAGGCGGTCAGCATCGGACCTCCGAATGTGGTGGGCTCGGCGGGAGACCATCAGGTCATGTATTCGGCTGACTATGACCTCATGGAGGCGGTGGCGTTGAAGTCCACCAGTGCCAAGACGTTTCAAGCCCTGGTGAAGCGGACACAGAAGGTGGCGACCATTACGGACATCAAGTGCGGCGAGGTTCAGGCGTGGAACTTGTTGACGGGCGAATATGACCGCGAAGCCGAGGTCAAGCATCTGGGTCAGTTGTGGCAGGATGGGATTCTGACCGAGGGCGAGGTTCAGGAAGCCAAGAAACTCCTGAAGGAGCATCTCACGGTTCCCGAGAAGTTGAGGGCGAGGAAGGAGTTGCGGTTCGGAGTTCTGCGGTGGACTCCCGCGGAGGTCTATGCGGGGCACAAGACGTTCCGTAAGCACACCTTCTACTTGGAGGACGCGTTCAAGTCCACAGGCATCACGAAGGTGGACGCCGTGGCGTGGGTCAATGACAAGTATATTGAGGTCAGCAACATCATTCTGTGGCACGACGGCAAGAAGCAATTCGCACAGACCAAGCCGTTGAAGGACGCTCTGGCGGAGGACATTCTGCTCTACGAGGACGAGGAGAACTGGGTCAAGGTCGCCAAGCGGATGCTGTCCCTAGCGAAGGAGAGGGGCAACCTCACGGACGAGGGCGAACTACGTCGGGTCCTGAACTCCCCGCTGGGTGCGGTCTACACCGTCGTCTCGGACTTGGAGTTGATGGAGGAGTTCCCTGACGCAATGACCCCAGCGAGGAAGCGGAAGGAGTTGGACCAGATGCGGGACCGCATGGCGAAACTCTACTTCCCTGACTTTGACCACGCTTCCAACCCAAGGGCGTTGCTTCCCAAACTAAAAGACCTTTTACAAGAGGAAACCAAGCATCAGTTGGAGGTAGGACGTTTACTTCCTGTGCGTAAGGATTACCGCCCTACAAAGGTGTAAGTTCGTCCCAAGTCCGCAGGAGAAAATGTTCTGGGTAAACAAATGCCGTCGCCCGTAAGCATTGACTTTGAGAAGGGCAAGGGGGGTGTCGCCATCGCCAAGGTCAAGGGTGGGGAATATAACGGAGACACGCTGTATTTACACCAAGACGGACAAAAGGGTGGGAAGGGTGGAGTCCAGGAGTTGGAGTTGGGGAAGCATCGTCTCGCCAAACTCCCCGCACGGAAGCAGCAGGACGTGATGCGTGTCCTCCAAGAGTCCTTTGCCCGTGGCATACCGCCCGACCATCTCTCGCCCGACATTGCTCGGCTCCCTGGGGTTATGGATGCCTACGAGGAGATGAGCGGTGCCGCACGGGAAGATGCGTCTACCCACGTCAAACTGCCCCACGGGTCGCACTTCCAACTCATTCCGTCGCCTGACCCGAAGAAGCGTGAGGTCTGGTATATTGCGGGAGCATCGGGCAGCGGCAAGTCGCACATTGCCAAGGGCATCGCCGAGCAGTATATGAAGCAGTTCCCTGACCGTCAGGTCTACCTCATTTCCAAACTGGAAGCCGATGACACGCTGGACAGCATGAAGGGTCGTCAGTGCGTTCGCCTGAAACCCGCCAAACTGGTAGAGACGCCGTTGAAGACGACCGAGGACTTGAAGAAGTTGAGCGACTCACTGGTCATCTTTGACGACTACGACACCTTCCAAGGCAAGGAGCAGAAGGTCATTCAGCAACTGATTGATGACATTGCCATCATGGGTCGCCACGAGAACATTACGATGCTGTGCCTGACGCACTACCTCACCAACTACTCCAAGACCCGTCTCCTACTCACGGAGGCAACGCACATCGTGGTCTACCCGCTCTCCACAGGTGCCCACGCCCTGAACTACCTGCTGAAGACCTACCTCGGACTTGAAAAGGAGGAAATCGGACACATCCGTCGCGGCGGGTCCCGTTGGGTCTGCCTCTACAAGAACTACCCGAACTACGCCATCACCGAGACGGAGGCATTCCTGCTTCACGAGGACCGCAAGACGGAGTGAAGACCAGCACCATCAAAGGACGAATATACCCAACACTAGACGACACATCTCCATCATCCGTAGCCATATACCATCCTGCCTTACCGCCCTTGTGCGGACACGCGAGAAAACGGATTTCGCAGTTAGGGTTCTTCCAAATGTATTTGTGGAAGTAGACGGTATGGGTGGAGGCGGGAAGCAGCATCACGCTGACTCCCTCCTTACGCTCGGCACACTTCTGAACCCACTTGGGGAGGTGGCGGTCATACATTGGGTGGCAGTAGGCAGTATGCGTCCCCCAATCCGACTTCAAGCCATCGGTCTCGGCGGTGAAGTAGTCAGGGCACAGATGGTTCTTGTCCGAGGAGCATGTGTCCAGCGTGAAATGGAACTCGGCGTTCAGTTGCTCCCAGAGTTCAGGGGGTGTCCGAATATAGCACATCTTCTTCTCGGTCTGGTATTGCTTGTCCAAGTAGCCCTTACCCTTGGCGGCATACATTTACCTTTACTACGGCACTTCTTACTGGCGGCTCAACCGTAAAGAAAAAGTGAGTAAGAAGTAATGTTCCGAAACTACCGTCGCTCTATTCGTGGGTGCCTCTCTAAACCGCCTTGTAGTGCTCACCCTCCTTCTCAAACCATACCGAGAAAGTGTGCCTCTCGCCCTTCTTTCTCGCTGTGACGTGGACGTCGTGCCACAGTTCGTCGGGGTCGCCCTTCTGGTAGAGCCAACTCGCGTGGAGGGTGTAGGTCCACCCGTCTACCTCATCCTTCCAGGTGAGGGTCTGGGCGTGGTCGGGCTTGACGAGGTTCTTCGTAGTCAGGAGACGCATGGCGTGAAGGGTGAAGGTGGCGGTGTTCATCTTGTCTTGGGTGTAGTCCGTCTACTTTACCTAAACCACTTCCGTTTTTGCCGTTCCAACCTGCGTTTTTACTCGGCATTTAAAAATGTGGGGTTGTCGGGTTCGCCCCTGCCCGTTTGTAGGACGTCTAGTCCATCGCCGCGACCTGCTGCGGTCCCTCCCAGAACTCGGCGTCTTGGAGTTTGGCGGCTTCCTCCTTACCGAGGAGTTCGGCGGTCGCCTTCCACCGTGCCGCATACTCCTCTGCGGTCTCCGTCCGCTCCCGCTTCTGCTTGGGCTTGGTCTTCTCGGCAACCTTCTTCTTCAGGTGTGCCTTTAACTTGGACTTCCGCTCCTCCAACTTCAGTCGGGCGGTGAACTTGGCGACCTGGTCGGGCGGAGTGCCGAGCGGCAGAACCATTCGGACGGTGCCGTCCTCCAGTTCGTGGAACATTGCGACGCCGTTGCCCTCCCTGTTTACGCCGCTGAAGAGGATGTCCTCGTCCGTCGCAATTGAGCGGTCGTGGAGACCGTTGAACCCGCTGTGTTTGTTCTCTTGGCGAAACGGGTTCGTCGCCCCGTCCCTGGCGAGGGCAGTGCGGATGTCTCGGTCGGAGTGGTTCTTCAGGGCTCGGAGGTCTTGGGTGGAGAGGTCGGAGGCAGGGATGTAGAAGGTGGAGGTAGTAGAAGACATTGTGAAGGTAGAGTAGTAGGTAGTCGTCGGGGGCACTCACCTCTTGCCGTGATGTCCGAGAATCCGTTTTTAGGGTTCCAACACGCGTTTTTAGAGGCATCGGGGTCTTTTCAGGGAGGCACCACCCCGAGGGTCGGGGTTTTGGTAGATGCTGGGTAAAAATCAGGGTTGGAACGTAAAAAACGGATTCAGATGCTTCACGGCATAGCATCTCCCCCCCAAGCCAAGAATGTCCTCCATCCCCGACCTTCCCGCCGAGCCAGGCGACCACGACTGCCCCATCTGCTACGACGAGAACGTGCTACGCGACCGAGCCCCCATCTGCCCCAACGGGCACACCTTCTGTGCCGACTGCCAACCGCGAATCCAGAGCGTCCAGACGGGCTGGGGTCTGACGCGAGAGCGGAGGGCGTGTTGCCCCCTCTGCCGAGCCCCTATTCCCTACGTCCCGCTGGGCGGCGTTCCCGCTCCAGTTCCCCAAGTTCTCGGCGGAGGCGGAGGCGGAGGCGGAGGCGGAGGCGGAGGCGGAGGCGGACCCGCTCTCGTCGTCGTCCACAACCGCGTAGACCTTCGGAACAACGACCCCGACCGCCCCCAGAGGGCGATTGACGGCTTCAACAACCTCCCCGCTAGGCGACAGGCACAAGCCCTGTTCCGTCTGGCACGGGACGAGGGACGCATCCCCGCCAACGCGGCATTCGGCGGCATCCACAAGCGGAACTGCCCCTGCGGGAGGCACAGCGGAGCCCACGGGGTTCGGTTCCTGAAGATGCCCGACAACAAGCGGCTCTACCGCTGCGAGGTCTGCTACATCGCCGCCTACGCCGCGGTAGGGCGGAACGGGGCACTTCCTCCTCCTCCGCCCGAGTGGAGCATGAACGGGGTCGCCGCCGCGGCTCACGCAGACCACGACGTCTGAGTAAATACCCGCAACTCTAAAAAAGAATGGGAAGCAGAATTAAGGCGATTTCCCAAGACCTAAACAGGTCACAGACATACATTTTTACATAGAATAGCAGGTAAGGATTTGATTTTGGGAACATATTTGACCATTTTGACTCAAAGAGAGGTAGGAAAAAAAATAAGTTGAGGCATCTCATTTTTTCAACTTCCCTAGGGAGTGTTTGTCCCAAAAGGGGTCCCTTTCTACCCATTGGGTTCCTGGGACCTTTCTGGAATCTTGCGGTTCTACAAATGAGCAATGATGCCGACAAGGGACCTCTCATCACATGGCATCACTCTCTGGAGGACTACTTCCGTGAAACGGGCGAAAAGGCAAACTGTCTTGCGTGGTGTCATAAACGGGCAGAAGAACTCTACGACGGACGGAAGACCTTCATTGACCTCCCCGTCATCATCCTCTCCGCCATCACTGGGTTCCTGTCAGTCGGCAGTGAGCAAATATTTCAAGGATGGTCCTATACCCCCGTTGTTCTGGGGGTGTCTTCGCTGTTCGTGTCCGTCCTCAACACCACTGGGTCCTACTTCGGCTGGGCAAAGCGACAGGAAGGACACCGCATCAGTTCCATCCAGTATTCCCGCCTCTACCGATTCCTCTCGGTTGAACTGGGGTTGCCTCGTTCGGAGCGACAAACCCCCACGGCTCTCTTGAAGTATGTGCGGGACCAGATTGACCGACTCCAAGAAATCAGCCCGTTAATCCCGCCCGAAATCCTCTCCGTCTTCACCGACAAGTTTGGTAAGGTAGAGGACATCGCAAAGCCCGAGGAAGCCAATGGTTTAGAACGCATCACTATTTACCCGTCCAACAGTGTAAAGGATGCCCCCACACCTTCAGATTTCCCCCTACACGATGGGCAGACGGTCAGGATTCAGGACCTACGTGGGCGGGACAGCACTCTCCCGCAAACCAGTGGAGTTGGAGAGAGCCATCCAACAGGCGGACGCCCTGCGGAAGGGGGGCAGAGCGGAGGAAGTGAAGTCATACGCCCTGTCGGAGACGGACATGCGGAAGGTCATTCCGACGTTGAAAATAGTGTCCTACCCCGACCTGCTGAAAGCACGGAGCATTGACGAAGTGCTGGACGAGAAGGGTCGCCTGATGCTGCTCTACCTAACGGAGAATGAGTCCACGGGACACTGGGTCTGTCTCCTGAAACTCCGCGACAAGCCCATCATTGAATACTTTGACCCGTATGGCGGCTACAAGCCCGACGGCGAGAAGAAGTGGCTGTCCAAGGGTGAACTCCACGAGTTCGGACAGGACACGGACCACCTCACCAAGTTGCTCCACGCATCTCCCTACACCATCAAGTCCAATGCTGTCAAGTTCCAGAAGGAGCGGAACGACAATAACACGTGTGGACGTCATTGCCTTACCCGTCTCTACTTGAAGCATCTGGATTTACCCCAGTATACGGCTCTCGTAAAGTCCACAGGCATCCCCCCCGACGACTTCGTCAGCGGCTTCACCTACAACCTCATCGGTAAGTAAGGCGAAA